AATGAAGATCTAATAAAAGCTACAAAATGGTCTAATGACATTAAAGATATTGATAGTAAAAAAAGAACGTATGATAATAACAAGAGAAATATTGAAAGATTTGAACACTTAACTCAGCTAATTGACAGTACCACTCCTACAGAATACCCAGACATTGGTGATATCAAGGAGCAAATACGTATGTTACAAATAGAATACACTAAACAATCTAGTAATGCGAATGATATCCAAGAACATAACAAAGAGGTAGGAATTCATAACGCGAAGGTTGAGGCACTAATCGACCAAAAAAATGATTTTTCAATTAGACAAAATTCAGTAAAAGATGCTACATTAACTAAATCAAATCAGATAAATTCTTTAAATATTCTTAAAAAAGCGTTCAGTACATCTGGTATCGTAGCATTTAAGTTAGAGAATTTAACTAAAGAGTTAGAAAACTCTATAAATTATTACTTATCTCTTTTAAGTGATGGTCAGTTCCAAGTTGAGTTTAAACTTGATAAAGAAAAATTAAATATTTCTGTTATCAACAACGGAATCTCAACACCAATTGAAACTGTGTCTGGCGGTGAATTTAGTAGGATTCAAACATCTATTCTGTTAGCTATCAGAAACTTGCTTTCAAAACTTGGAGGCAGTAGTGTAAATCTTTTATTTTTGGATGAAATTACAGGCGTCCTAGATGATGAAGGAAAAGAAAAGCTTATAGAAGTTTTGCAACGTGAAGATAATCTAAACGTATTCTTGATCTCCCACGACTTTACCCACCCGTTGATAGATAAAATTTCTATCGTCAAAGAAAATAATATAAGTTCTATACAGTAAGGAAATCAAATGATTGAAGTTGTAAAACGTGATGGCTCGCGTGCATCTCTTGATATTGAAAAATTACACAAAGTAGTGTTTTACGCTTGTGAAGACATTAATGGAGTTAGTCCGAGTGAGGTTGAAATCCACAGTCAGGTTCAGTTTTTTGATGGCATTAAAACTTCAGATGTCCAAGAAACTCTTATTAAGTCAGCAGCAGATCTCATCTCAGAAGAGTCTCCTAACTATCAATGGGTAGCTGGAAGATTGATTAACTATCATTTGAGAAAGATGGTATATGGTAAATTTGATCCTTGGCATTTAAAAGATTTAGTTGAAAAAAATGTTGAAAAGGGTTTTTACGATTCTCAAATTTTAGAATCTTATAGCAAAGCCGAATTCAATAAATTAAATTCTTACATAAAACACCAGAGAGATGATACACTCACCTATGCTGCGATGGAACAGTTCCGTGGTAAAT